CATAGACAACTTGGCTACGTCAGCAGCCGCATAGAACTGTGGACCCAGGCGTGACGAGTGCATGAGCTTGGCCAACGGCATTTCCTTGCCGCAACCCACATCAAGAATCCTGGCCGTCTTGTAGCGACCTGCCTGATGCAGCCACTTGACGACGTGCGTCCAGCGAAGGCAATGGGCAATGTAATCGCGGTGCAAGAAACCGCGTTCTTCAGCGTTATCGATCGACAGGAATGTCTTATCGATGGTCTTTCCTCTTTCGTTAGCCATGGCTATTTTCCTTTCTAGGGTTGGTCGGGGCTTTTTAAGTCGGCCCCGGAACGACTGTGGGTTATCGTAATACTGATCTGATGGCTTCAATGCTGCCTGTTTTAATGAGGCTGCCCTGATAATAGCTGATCAGACGTTGAGCTTTCTGACGACTCTTGAGGCGTTGGCCGACAAGCGTCAAGAGCTCTGTCTTGCTGATTTCGCCGGCTTCCTCAATGATCGCCAGAATGGCCTTTGCCTGTTTAGCCAGTGCCTTGTCAGGTATCTGGACAAATCGGTAAGTGACCATCTGGTTCTCCTTGTTTAGGCAGCTTGCGCGAACTCGACTGCCAAGTTTAAGGCCTTCCGCTTGAGAGCGGCACGCGGGCCAAACCACGCAGACTGCAAGGAAGCATCGCGGTCACGACCTGCCTTGTGGTCAACGTAATAGGTCACAGCATTGAGAGCAGACCACCATGAACCTTCGGACATGGCTGCTCCTGGCTGCGTATGGATGCATTGGAACACGTCTTCAGCAGAACGACTCCACAAGGACCGATCGATCTCGGCTTCTTGCGCCAGTGCAGGACTGAACAGCGTCGCGATGTACTTGGAGACGGCCGCCTCGTCGTATTGGACCTTGGCCAAGAACTCAGACGTCTGTTTGAAGGCATCGAGTTGGTTGGTTGCCAAACCCAGCGCATTCTCGGCCTTCGCAATGATGTCGTCGTCGAACTCGTGGATGTGCGGCATGGTGAAGCGTTCACCTGCCTGACCAAGTGCCTGAGTCAACGTGTTGTTGCAGACCACTCGGATCGGCGTGAACATGATGTTCAGAGACTTGCCCCAGACGTGTGGTTGACTGATCAAGAGATACCCCTTGACTTCGTCATCGCCTGGCAACGCGAACCCCTTATTCATTGCAGCGAGGCCCCACACCTGGCGGCCTCCATCCAATGAACCTGCTGTTTCCATCTTCATAGCACCTGCCTTGACGAACTTATCGAAGAACGTGAAGACCTGCTTGTTTTGGATGGGCAGATAGTTCTTGCCGCAAGGACCAAGAACCTTGTTGTCCGAATCACGGACCAACATGGCGTAGTCGCTGACGCCAAGGGTTCCTTCGGTTGGGTTGACTTCACCAGCTGCTTGAGTGGTGAAGATAGGACGACGGCTAACGGTCCAATCAAGACCTGCAGCTGTGACCATTTCCTCTGGTGTAAGGCTATCGGCGACCTGTGTGCCGAGACCGTGCCAGGGGACTTCGTTGGCATACGCCATGGTTTCTACTAAGTGGGCCATAAGATTCTCCTTTCTAGAGGTGTGTTGGTAAGGCCATTATACACGGAAAATTGCGGATCTAAACAAAAAAATTGCCATCAAAATCAGGCAAACCGTGGCCGGAATTGCGAACACGGTTGCCAGGACTTCGAGGTTAGTCGGGTTTCTTGAACCTAGGATCTTGCGCCGAATATCCGGTATTTTCTTCAAAACACTGATCATCCAGCGCGCAGCCAACCCAAAGGCCAACATACACAAAGGCAAGAACCAGACATACGCCAACGAATGTTGCTGCATACTCAAGCCACTTCTTCATGAGGATTCTCCAATTTCAAGATCTTGAGACCGATCATCTTCGGGCGATAATACTGGAAGATGCGCCAAGGATCTTGCTTCGTCTTGACCTTGACAGCAGTCTGCAGCTCAGACTCCGTGTAGACATCTTGCTCGAGCTGATCGATGATCTGACGAGCTTGTGGAGCCAGTTGACGACGATGCTTGTCATAAGTATCGAAGTCGAAGCGGTACACTCGGTTGGACAACTGACCAGACGGTCTGCCACGAGGTTTCTTGACCTTGATTATTCCCCGCAGATCGTTGGGCGGAGGCACCTGAGTCAAGGTCCATTCCTTACGACGCTGTTCTAGCATCGGCAGAATTCTCTTGGCAGCAACACCCTTGTCCGAGAACTTGGGCGCGTGTGTCTTGGTCATCTTGGAATACAGCGACTGAAGATCTTGCATGGAATAAGCCCGCAACTCTTCGACTGTCTTGCAATCTTCTATATTACTCATCTAAAATTCTCCACAAATCAAGGTCAGTAGGCCTGGAACCGAAGTCCTCGAGCAAAAAGACGGGCGATCCGCCTGAAGGGCAGACAACTCCTCGAATATGCGAGACAAACGGATGCGCAGGATCAACGGCTAACATCACCTCCTTGTCGGGAGGATAATCGGCTAGGATCTCTAGCAAGTCACTTACTTTCATCGAACGTTCTCCTTTCTAAGTGTTCGGAATTACATCGTACCATGGACCATGGACTGCGTAAACAGTCCGAGAAATATATTCCCGCAGCAAAGTCCAATAAATTTTCTGCCTCTCTAGACTATGCAAAATCAATAAGTTATTGGTTTATTGTATTGATTGGCCAAAGGGACATAAATTGAGCTGCAATTTTTATTTTTTTCCTATACTAATAGAACCAATTGGCAACCCTGATCCCCAACTGCGACCCTCTGTTCCGAGCCACATCGAAACCCAGTCAACATTCTTGCTGCTGTGTCCACCAATATGCCATTCGTACTCGTCCATTGGAGTCTCCCCCATCTTCCAGTCGTAAATGGTCACGTGCAAACCATCTTCCGTAATGATTCGCCATTCGCAAGTTACTTTATCTCCCCACTGATCGAATGGTCCGTGTGTCGGAGTCCCAAATGTTTCGCACAAGTCCTTGAAAGTCGTCTTGATGTATCCCTTCAGACTCCCTCCATTAAAGACCGTGAGATCGTCTTTTTTGGTCAAGACCTCGAATTCCTTTTCCATCATTCTTCTCCTTTTGAGACAATTGTGATCTCCACATTTTCACCGTAAAAAACCGAACCCTCAAGCTCCTGGATCAACTCGATGTTGGTCATCTGATCGAATCCTTTTCTTCCCTTTTTGAAGATGTTCAGCAGCTCATCGATCGCTTCTTTGAGATCATCTGAATAGAACTCTGCCCAACAATCGATCAATGATTCGATCGCGAACTCACGAGTCATCTTGACTTTACGGATCCCATTGATCCGAGTTTCTACCATTTCCATACCATTCTCCTTTATGACGGGTTTATCCCGTGATTCGTATTATATAGACAAAATCCGAAAAGTACATAGTTTTTGTCGATTAAATTTTTGTATTGGACTCTCACCTTCGATCAATAAAACTTATCGATCTTTCGAACTCCTGCTCCATTGCTCCCAATTGCTCCTGTTCGTCTTGTTCCGATCAGAACTCGTCCCAACCCTTTCCACCATTTCTCCCACTGATTAAATATCAGACTTTTTCACCCTCATCCCTGCCATTTCTATCCATCGACCCTCACACTTTTGCCGAGATTCCTCGCGTTTTAGGCTGCGACCTTGATCCGAGGTCCATTAAGTTGGTACGAAAGTGCTTGTTCTATATAGTAATCGATGTCGGAACATGTTTTTTGCCGGCTGCGACCGGGTTCGAGGTCCTGGGGCCCGGGGCGGCAGCGACGGCGCGCGCCCCTAAAAGCGCCAGGTCAGTGGTTCTGCGGGGGCGTTCAAAGGTAAATCTGCAAAAATCCGTGCATATTGGGCATAGTATAGGAGAAAAATCAGAATCATTGTGTGAAAAAGTAAAAAGATGCCAATCAATACAATATGCCAATAACCTATGATCCTTTGCAAAGTTCAGGGGATCTATGTACAATCTAGCTAAGTTCATATATTATCTGAGGTTAGGAGGCCCTTCTTATGGCACAACTAGGCGGTAAGCGCGAAGGCGCAGGTCGTCCTGCCGGTTCTAAGAACAAGAGGACCGAGGAGATCGAAGAAAAATTGGCGGCACTGAATTGCGATCCTATTGAAGGGATGGCCATGATTGCTGCTGACCCAACGGCAAGTCAGGAATTGAAGTTCCAGGCCTTTAAGGAACTGGCCCAGTATGTAGCTCCAAAGCGCAAGGCTGTCGAGATGGAGATCGAGGGCAGCGGTTCATTCAACATTAACGTCGTACGGTTTAGCGACGTAGTAAAGGCTGACGATGGCGGAGATAACGGTACCACTTGATTGGGCACCCAGACCTTATCAGTTTCCTCTTTGGAAATTCCTAGAGGATGGCGGCAAACGAGCCGTCGCAGTTTGGCATCGGCGTGCAGGCAAGGACTTGCTGTCGATCAACTGGTGTGCGGTATCGGCTTTGACCCGGCCAGGTTTGTACTGGCACCTGTTCCCCACCTACAATCAGGGGCGCAAGATTGCTTGGGATGGGATGACTCGCGATGGTCGCAAGTTCATTGACCATTTCCCCAAGGAGATGTGGGAAGCCGTCAACAACACTGAGATGCGGCTGACGTTAAAGAATGGCTCAATCTATCAGGTGGTGGGTACAGACAATGTCGACAGACTGGTTGGAGCAAATCCAGTCGGGGTCGTCTTCTCTGAATACTCCCTCCAAGATCCCCGCGCATGGGATTACATTCGTCCCATCTTGGCTGAGAATGGAGGATGGGCGCTGTTTATTTATACCGCTCGAGGTCGAAATCACGGATACGACTTGCTCAATATGGCAAGACGAAACGAACGCTGGTACCAACAAGTCCTAAGCGTTGACGATACTCGGGCCATTAGCCAGGATGCTGTGGACGAGGAACGTGAATCAGGCATGCCTGAGGAAATGATCCAGCAAGAGTTCTATTGCAGCTTTGACGCGCCTTTAGTCGGTTCATACTACGGCTCCGCCATGGCCAAACTCCTAGCCGACGGTAGGTTGACATCGTTGCCCTACGAGCCGCGTCTAGAGGTTCACACCGCGTGGGACCTTGGAGTCGGTGACTCCACTGCAATAGTTTTTTATCAGAAGCACGGACAAGAGATCCGTATCATCGACTACTACGAGAACAGCGGAGAGGGTTTGCCTCACTACGCTAAGATCATCAAGGAAAAAGAATACGTCTATGGAGAACACTTGGCCCCACACGATATACAAGTTCGTGAGCTTGGCAGCGGTAAGTCTCGACTTGAAATTGCCAGAGAACTTGGAATCAGGTTCCGCGTGGTACCAAACCTTAGGATCGACGACGGCATCGAAGCCGTCCGAGCCACTCTACCGAAATGCTGGTTCGATGAAAAGAAGTGCGCTCACCTCATCGAGTCCTTACGCCAGTACAGAAAAGACTTCGACGAAAAGAACAAGGTCTTCCGAGACAAGCCACTTCACGACTGGACCAGTCACCCGGCCGACGCGTTCC